AAGTGATTAACATCCTCACATTTCTTACAGAGCCAGACTACTAAACCATCTCCTCGAGTGTATTCATTACACATAACATCGTTATCGCAGATGCTGCAATTAGTCCAACCAAATGAACCAGCATTAAAGTTATATGTATGGCTCATGCCTTGCCTGCCGAATTGACTGTATGGCAGTCCTCGCAAGTCCACTCATGCAATAGATAGCGATTCTTTATCTGTGATCTAGTAGGGAACTTATTACATAACTGACATATCAGTTTGTAACCCAGTTCCTCGAGCAGTTCAGCGTTAGCCCTTAAATTGGCTCTCTGCTCTTCATTAGGGAATTCTTCCCATTCGCCATCCTGATTAAGAAACTGTATGTATCCCATTAGCGTTTAACCTGTGGCTTCCATTGTCCGGTCTCTTTATCAATCTCGTACCAGATAGGCTCGCAACGCTCTGCATCTCCTAAAATCTGAGCCATACACTTCCAATGACCCCAAGGCTTACCGGCCTTAGAAGTTCCGGTCTTCCAGACACGAGCACCATGAATACAGCTCTCGTCTACTGGAGTGCCACCAAGGACATCCTTCACCATCTCTACTGCTGCTTCCATAGTCTGAACTGGTACTGCGAATGATTGACTCCATGGATCATCTTCCTTTGGTACTGGGACATATTCCTTCGAAGTATCAGCCATCTTAGCCTTTACCTGTTCTACCTTAGCCTTTACTTCTTGGCTCGCAGCAACTTTAGACATTTCCTCGCGACTCGCTCTCTTTCCTTTAGTAGCGTAGCCTGCATTTGCGAGTGCGCGGCCAATCGCACTTGTCTCGCAATTTTCAAGGGCAGAAGTAGCATTAACTCCGCGACCCTGGACTGTTTCCTCAGCAAGGCCAGTTGTCCAAGGCCGAGAGTCTGCTTCAGTTCTATAGATACTAGCTTCAACGATAAAGCGAGAAGCAGTTGAATCCAGCAACTTCGTATGAATCTGACCATCTGGGTGATCCTTCCAATATTTGACTAGGCGTTCTTCTACTGTCTCATAATCATCTAAATTAAACATATAGATCGTTCTCCTCTGTGTGCAGTTGCCCGGCTATTGCGAAGTAAGCTGCGCCATCGATGTAATTGTCTGGCTTAGCAGTTTCCATTGACCTTGCGATTTTGACCAATGCCAAACACATTGCCACCTGATAGTCGTTAACTGGCATCTCGAGGTATGCGCTCCAGAGTGCTGCTGTCCTTTGCATATTGTCTGACGGGTGACCGTAATCAAGTCCTCGGTCTTGGATAGTAGCTCTCGCTTCGTTGAGGTAATCACGGGCGTTCATCGATTAACCTGGTGCTGAGTCTGTGCCTTGATTAGACGGCGAGCATTTATCTTGCCCTGAATTTTGCCGTGTTCATGGCCTTTGGCATATCCGATAAGAAATCCCGGAAGTGAACCAATTAGCATCGACAGTAAAACTATGTGATCGTGGTTAGTAATCATCTTGCTCCCTTCGCGCCGTATCTCGGCACTAAGAGAAAGTTACCCTAGTGGCAGCTCTTGGTCGATTAGATTGTTATAACGAAACGGTAACAATTCTGTCGAGTCTACTTGGTCATCAATGGTGCGCTTAATGTCGACATATAGGTCATCCATAACGCTTGCCTTGATAAATGAAAGAGCCATCCTTATGGTCAATCGGGATAAGTTCAGGGGTGAATCGCCTGCCGTGTAAGGTGCCGACTACGAATCCCATCTGCCAGTTGGCATAACCCTTTGTATAGCCCATTCCCGAGCTTGAGAGGTCTACTAGGTTGCCAACCTCGACTCCCCATAAAATGCGCCCGTATCGGCCGCCAGAGGCCTCAGAATGCGCTGATAAACCCAACCTGTGCGTGTGACCCGAGACGATTGATTTACCCAGGCGTAATGCCCCGTTTAAGGCCGTTTGACCGGGCTTGTTGGATAGTGGAAACGCATCTCCGTGGCAAGTGTGCCAGCCTGGAGCGAAGTCAAAGCCATTGGGATGGTATTTAATACCGGCCTTGTCATAGCCCATGAATTTGTCATAACGCAGCTCTGGAAGGTTCATAAATGCTGGGAGTCTGCGTGATAGTGATTTATAGACTCGAGCGCCGTGATTAGATCCAACAACATCCGTAACGCCAAGATATTGGAGAATCTCTAAAGTTAATTTACGATCCTCATCGATGTTGCCTTCTACCTCTTGCCATGGCTGAGCAAAGCCCCCAAGCTGAGGAAGGTCTATCTCGTCACCAATACAGATGGTCTGGTGAGGCTTATAAACCTTTAAGAACTTGCCTAAATTTTTGACTGCTGCTTCGTGAAAGAACGGTGCCTGAATATCTGAAATCCATGCAATTCTTTTGACTGCCATTTAGTCCTCGTCATCATCCTCGTATGGGATATTGTCTATCCGGTTGGGTAGGTTTGGAATAATCCAGTCCGGGAAGGTTTCACGATCTGAGAGCAGCCAGAAGGCATGAGTCTCTGTGAATCCTGCTCTGCGTAATGACTTGTAATACTCGTTCAACGCAATTGCATAAGCATCTAAAGCGCTGTAAGTATCTAAGTCTATGACTGGTCGTTTCCTTGCCATAGATAAAGTGTTACTTACCTAACAGCTCGATGATTGTATCGACACGCGCTTCCAGTCGATTAACCTGATCCTTAATACTGGAGCCACCATTGGGCTTAAGTTCATTTAAGTAATGCTTAACTAGAAACTGTAGAAACGCAGCTGTGCCGCCTAGAACAGTAACAATTCCAACGGCAATAGCCGAGTAATCTACCGCGCTCATTATTTCTTAGGAGTTGCGTATCCGAACACGCCTGCTAGAACCGCCCATAGAACTGAACGATAATCGAGTGCAAAGTTAGATGCTCCCCACGCAGCTAGGAAGGCTCCTGCTGTAAGGATTGCTGGATTCTTCATGTTCATACTGTTCCGCCTATCATTGGGATATTAAAGAACGAACCGTCTGTATCGCCCTTTTTAGTGAAAGAGATATGGCAATGCGCGTTGTGCGCATTGATTCCAGAATACTTCCGCCAACGCCAGCCCATGCGAGGTGAAGCAATTTTTCCTGCGAAAATGATATAGGCCACTCGCTTTGACTTATCCTTCTTTGCGAATCTTCGAATTTCATCAGCAAGATAAGGCATGAGGTCTGGCTTTGCTTTACCAGATAAATCTCGGTCAAGATCGATTGCGCGAACAACATTTCCATGAGCTTTATCTGGATTATGATCCGACTTAGTATTTTGATGTGCCAGATTGCCAATCCACCCGTCAGAGGTTCTATCTCTGTCTGGGTAACTATCATCGACTTGGAGCCTTAACTGTTGTCCGGCTTTACAGAGCTTGGGCGAGTTCTTCACAGGCTGAACACTCCCATCTCTTTAAGTCATTTAGAATCAATTGCTCATGCTGGCAAGGAGCAGGGGCTATGAAGGCGTCATCAATTGGATCGTAAGTAAATCCAATTCCTGCATAGTTAAATCTAATCTTGCCGTTGTAAGAGGTTCTTACGCAGGTTTGACCTCTAAATTCTGAGTACCAATTTTCAGGTGATTTACCTTCAATTAGTTCAGTTTCATCAATGCCTACGATAACTTCTGTAACGATGTTTGAGTCATCTAAAAATGCGTAATGTGCCATTATGCCCAACTCACATTTCCGGTACCCGCAGTAATTGTTGTCACGCTGTAGCTCCCTGAAGTTGCAGTCGATCCTGTTAAACCTGCACCAATAGTAATTGTTTTGCTATTACTGTAACGCAAGATAACTACACCAGAACCACCGTTACCACCGCTTGCTGGCACTCCGCCGTTGGTTGCTCCGCCACCACCACCGCCACCGCCTGTATTAGCTGTTCCAAAATCTGCTTGGGTTGTTGTTCCGATATTACCTTGAGCGCCACCGCCTGTGCCAGCAGCACCAATGCTTACGCCAACATTTCCCTGATAAGCACCACCTGAACCGCCGCCAGCATAGGTGACTGATGATCCTGTAATTGAAGTTGCTACGCCGTTGCCACCCGCGCCTGTAACAGAACTTGAAGCAGCCGTTGCAGCTACACCAGCTCCGCCACCACCACCGCCATTAGCTATGTTTCCAGCATTGTTAAAGCTGTCGCTTCCGCTAAATCCTTGATTAGTTGTTCCTGTACCAAATAGAACACCAGCACCAGACTCACCGCCGCCTGAACCGCCGTTTTGTCCGTCTTTCTGATCGCTAGGACTTCCACCGGCAGAACCACCGCCACCACCGCCGGTTGATGTAATCGATGAAAAAATTGAATTGCTTCCATTAATACCTGCTGATTGGCTGCCGGTTGAACCAGAACCACCAGCCCCAACAGTTACAGTAAAGTTAGTATTGAATGCAAGGACTAGGGCACTTTCAAGAGAACCACCGCCGCCGGTCGCAGTTACAGTACAGCGAAGGCCACCGCCACCACCGCCACCGCCCTGGTTACGGCCACCGCCGCCACCACCTGCGACAACAAGATAATCTACGGATATTCCGCGTTCATAATCCTGTGAAGCAAAAATACCAAGAATTGGGCTCATTATGAGAGATCACCTATTACTGTAAATGTGTTGCTTCCTGTGCAAATAATTGTACAAGCTGAATATCGCGCTCTAAGAACTGGCGCCGCTGCTGTGCCACCTGTAGATGTAATCGTTACACCAGCACCAGCTGCAAATGAAGTTAAACCAACGCCGATTGATTGCACATTGATTTGGTTTCCTGTAGTAAATACTGAAGGCGGGATAGTTACAGTTACCGCTGAGGCGTTAGATGTAGTTACTAATTTACCTAAATCGCCTGCAACTAAAGTATAAGTAGTCCCGGTCTGTGCATTAAATGAAAGGGTCGTATCGTCTTGTTCTGTCCAAGTAAAGTCAAGGTCTGTGCCCGATGCCTTGGATAATACTTGGCCTGTAGTACCGCCCTTAAGGTCGATAAAGGCTGTGTCAATGTCTTGACCAAGTGCAGCAATGGCGGTTGCGCCATCCTTTACTAGATCAGTTGACTGAGGAATATCCCAGCCAAAGTTAGTTGTGGTTGTTGCCATTAGGCTACGACTCCTATCGCGTTAATCCATGTAAGGGTTGGACTTAGGGTGTTCCAAGTCTCAGCTGCATTTACCTGCTCCCATTTTACCGTAATTTGGGAGAAGTTTATCGGAGAAGCGTTAAAAGTCACGCTTAGGTTATTGAGGCTGGCTCTGAATGTCCAGCCCTCGATGTAGCCCTGGAATGAACCATCGCTGATATTGCCGGGTAGGTTCTGAATCCAGACTGGCTGGCCTACAAATATGTTTATTAAAGCATCTCTATCGGCATCGTCGATTTCTGGGTTTCCAAGAACGAAAGTGATATTTTGGAATTTAGGGAATGGGTAAGCTCTTAATGCAATATATCGATCTGCGAGGCTTTCCGCATCTGAGGTGCTCTTAATTCGAGAAGTATAAGATTCTGCATAAACCCCATAAAGAGATTGGCTGGTTGTGTCCTGGGCTGTGTATGATTGGTTGCCGTTGTTATCGTAGATGATATTAAAATAGTTTCTAAGGTCTCCGGCTCGAGTGGTTGCAGCAAGTCCTACTCCGTTGGCATGGTTAGCATCAAGGGTTGTATAGCCGTTAGCCGTTAAGTAATCCTGTCGATGTGTCTGGTCTGCATAGCCAATATTGCCGTTCGCATCTTCGTAGATAACACCGAAGGCTGAGTTAGCAATATCTGCGCAAAGTGTGTAAAGGTCTGTAGGGCTAGATGATCGTGCGATAAGTTCATAATCGCCAGGCCGGTCAATATCTCCCAAGCCTATATTTACTGCTTGAGTCCAAGTCTCGGTAGGGTCATAAGTAGCCCAAGTCTGAGCTGCTGGAACTTCATTCCATTGTCCAAGAAGGTAACTTGCTAATAGCGTAAATATCTGGTCTCCATCAAAATCTTGGGACAAGATTCCATTGTCAATAATCTTCGGTAACTTTGATAAAGCGCCAAGAGCGGTAACGGTTGCAACAGTAGTATATCCAAGGTCTCCGGCTCGATTTACGGCAATTGTAAAGTCTGAGATGTAACCACCAAAGATAGGTACATAGGTTCCAGACGAATTGGTTACTTCTACAGTAATGCCTGTTCCGACAGTAAAGTTATAACTAGAATTATCTAGGTTTATTAACTGCAATTGACAATACCCTGCTAGTGGCTGGACATTGATATCGGTTCTGCCAGAAGTCACCGTAAGGTTAGCGATAGTTACATCTGTAAGTTCAACTGAGTTAACTAGGACTTTATACGAAGGGGTATAGGCGGTCATACGAATACGAGCCCTGAGCCACCGAGAGTTCCTCGAGCTGAGGAATCGTTAAGAAGTCCTACGATCTGACGAGCGGTTGACTCGCTATCTATTGCCCCGTTAACGGTAATGTTAGTAGTCCCTGCACTTGCCGCTATGTAGCGTGGAAGGTTAGGGCTCTGCAATTGTGGGCTTGGAGTAATAGGAGCCGCTGGAGAAGTAGCCCCTGAAGGCAATGAAGCACCAGATATAAAGTTCCCTACTGCTGACCCGGCTCCCTTGATAGCATTGAGTATGCCTGTAATGGTGTCATAAATCTTTGTAATCTTAGCAACGAAACTTGCAAAGGTATCGATGACTCCTTCGAGGATTTTGCCAAGAGCCTTAAATGCTAATCCTAAAGTTTCTCCAATTGCTGGCGCTACATAAGTAACTACGAAGTCCGTAATATTCTTGAGAAGATTAAAGAATGGGCGTAGCTCGTCATTGTTGTCGGCTAAAGAATCTCTGACTGAATTGAAGGCAGATCGTAGGCCGTTAATGATTGGCTGAAGAACCTTCATCACTGGAGCCAATTTCTCGCCAAGATTGCTCGTGAAATCCTGAATAGCAGGGATTACATTCTTTACAATAATTTCAACCATCGGAGTAATAGCATCGAGGATATAAGCGCCAACTGTTTCTTTGCCTTCGTCAAAGGCTACTGTCAGGCGTGCTAACTTGCCCTGGAATGTGTCTGCCTGCTTAGTGGCTTGGTTCTCGAAGGTGCCAGATAGTTTTGCTGTTATCTGGTCAAATGAGAGTGTGGCTAGTTCAGCCTTAGTAAGTCCTACACCTAAGCGACTAAGGCCTGCTAGGTTGCCTTCTTGAGCCTTTGAAAGGCTCTCTGTGACTGCCTGGAGAGACTTGCCACTACCAGCCGCGATATCGAGAGCAAGGGTCTGTAATTGCTGCGCCTTGTCTAAATCTTTAGTGGCACGAGTCAAGCGATCTAATGACGGGCGAAGCTCGTCATCTGCGATTCCTGTTGCCAGGGAAGTCTGAAGGATGTACTCCTCAGTAGATGCTATCTGAGCATCGGTTGCTTTAGTAACATTGCGAAGAGTATTGGCTAACTTTGCTTGTGCTGCTTCATCCTCGATGGCTGACTTAACGCCGTCAATGGCTAACTTGCCTGCATAGGCTACCGCTGCTGCACCCGCAGCTGCAAAGGCTGCTCCGGCTATCTTGCCAAACTTAGCGACCTTATCGCCAAAGGTAGCAACATCTTTATCTGCCTTGTCAAGGTTCTTAGTAAAGTTATCGACATCGGCAAGCAGCTTGAGCGTTAATGCTCTTGTACCTGTAGCCATTATGTCCACTCCTTAAGAATCTTATCGAATGATTCAGTCCATCTAGCCACGATCTGCGGTTGAATCTTGCGGAGCGTTGGATAAATAAACCAACCCTTAGAGCCTCGACCTTCACGGCCTGACCATACGGGGAACTGCCTAAACTTATTAGAACCGAATTCTGAACCGCCCCAGATATCTCTAGTGGTTGCTCCACCTGAAAACTTCTGAGAAGCGAAGCCGTAAGTAATCTCACCGATACGGCTTGACTTCTTAACGCGAGAACCCTGTGCGATTCGGCCTGCGACTTTGCTGCTCTGGATTGAGTTAGCCTTCTGGATAACTTCATCTCGAGCGAATTCAGCCAGAGCGCCTGATTGGCGCTTGGCCTCTTCGTTGGCTTCTTCACCCATATTCTTTAAAGCTTTGAATATCATCCGAAGTTCCGTCTTATCGAAGGCAACTAATTCATCTGCCACGATTACGCTCCTCTAATACTTCAATAGCTGTAAGAATATCCTCGGCACTTTGCCAATGATCCATAGGAATCTGTGTAGCAAGTGCCAGTTCAACTAAGAGTCGGCTTACGCTTCCTCTTGGATGACTTTTGGGTCTCCTTCACCTACTTCAACATCGTCAACAGATTCCATCCATTGATCTAATGTCTTGGTCGGCTTACCGCCTGCTTCACGCTTCATGGCGCTGTGTGCTACATAAAGAATGTCCCACATTCCGCCGAACTGAGAGATGACCTTTTTAGTTGCCATTTCCCAGCGGGCGTAATCTGGCGGTCTAACCATGTAATTGGTTTCGGTTCCGTCTGTGTATTTAATTGTTATTAGTTGCTGCATTGTTTGCTCCCGTTTCTATTCTCTAGGAGAAGGTCTCTGTGACCGCACCCTTTGATACCTTGAATGTAAAGTCTACAGTCTGTGCATCTGTTCCGGCTCCACCTGCTGTTGGAAATTCAGGCATGATTGGAAATGAAAAGACTGCGCCTGTAGCTGCTGTGAGGCTGACTGTGATGTCTGTATCTGGTGCTGACTCTGCTGCTGTCCATAGAGCTTCGCATACTGAGTTTGCCTTACCCCAGTCAGCGAGCATTGAAAGTGCAAATGTGCCTTCAATGTTTGTAGTCTTGTAAGC